TACACCAGCTCCGTGACGTACGCGTTGCCGTTCGCCGCCGCCCAGATGCCGTCCACGATGCCCGTGTAGACGGGCTGCGGCATCTCGTAGTAGCCGCCCGCCGCGATCTGCACCGTGTAGCTCGTCGAGGACGCGGTCGCGCCGAACTTGACGCGCAGGATCGCCGTCGAATCGTTGAAGATCAGCAGCCCCTTACGCGAGCCGTTGGACGCCTTCAGCGTCACGTTCGATGCGCTCGACGCGACCTGCGTGACAGTCGGCGACGCGACGGTCGGCATCGTCAGCACATCCACGTCGCCGATGTTGTTCGTCCCCGCCGGAAGCGCGTTGACCGTCACCGTCCCCGACACCGGCTGCGTGACCGCCGACCCATCCACCTTCCACGCCGTCGTGTTCGCCGTGTTGCCCGGCTGCACCGTCCACGTCCCCGACTGCGTCGCCCCCACGGTCCCGTCGACCGTCAGGGACCCGGCGTTATCGGTGATCGGCAACGCGTCCTGATCGGAGGCGAGCGTCACCGCGAGGCTGTTCGCCTTCGTCTTCTGCCCCAGCGTCGCCGGGATCTGGCCGATGAGGGACGTGATGCGCTGCGCGATGCGCTGCAACCGGCCGTTCAGCCCCGAGCTGGCGGTGTCCGTGGCCGGGGCCGTCTCCGTCAGCGAGCCTGTCCGCGCATCCAGCGTCGCCTCCGTCGCCGCACCAGACGGCAACGGCAACGACGCCGCGCTGACCGGCTGCGTGCCCTGGAAGAACGTGCCCGACACCGGCACCGCCGCAGCCCGCAACTGCGTATCCGTCAACGGGCCAGAAGCCGTCACCGTGCCGCTCACCGGCACCGCAGAAGCCCTGAGCTGCGCGTCCGTCAAGCCGCCCGTCGTGACGGTGCCGCTGACAGGCACCGCGCTCGCCCGAAGCTGCGTGTCGGTCAACGGGCCCGTGACCGCGACGGTGCCCTGCACGCGCGTCACATCCACATCCAGACCGTTCGCCGCATCCCCAGGCAGATCGACCGCCGTACCGTCCGCCGTCCGGAACGCGGCAAGGAACCGCTGCACATGCTGCGCCGCCACGGCACCACCGTTGAGGGTCGTGACCTCCTCGGTACTGACTGCTACCCCGGCAGGCAGGGTCGCCGGCGTGGCCGACTGAAATGCGGGACTGTCAGCCATCGCAGGCCTCCCTTCACTGAAGTCTCAGCCCGCCGACACACAACGCGTCGGCGGGCAATGGGGGTGCTACTGACCCGGCATGTCCGCCGGGATCTCCGCGAGCTGCGCGACGCTCGAGGGATCCGGCTTGTCCGGATTGTCCGAGTACGTCACGCGATCCGCGCTGTGCGTCACCTCGCCGGCAGGGCGCGCGGGATGCGTGCCCTCCGGGTACTCCGGCCCTGACACATCGCCGGTCATCGTCGGGTCCTTCCGCTGCTTCGCCATGCCCATCACCTAACTTTCGCTCTGAGCGATCTGGCCCGTTGCGGAAGCCACATCGGTGTATGAAGAGGACTTGACCTCGACCTGCACCAGGCCACCCGGATCAACGAGACCCGTACCGCCAACCGCCGTAGACACCCACACGAGGATGTCCCCGGCAGTGACAACACGATCAGCCACCGTCGCCGAGAGCGTGATGTCCTTCTCGTCGAAGGCAACCCCGTTGACGCCGCTGACCATCGCGAGTGTCGCGACCGTCGTCGTACCGACGCCCGCTTGCCCCTTGTTGACCAGCGTGAACGTCCTCGACGCCGGAGAATCGGCGCCCGTGATCGCGGCCTCCGGCGTATACGACACCGAAGACACGCGACCAGCGACATCCACCTCGCCGACCGACTGATCGGCCGTGGCGAGGATCGTGAGGGCCGGAACGGTCGCCTTCAGCTTCTGGGCGACAGCCATGCGCTAGGCCGCGTTGATGATCGCGACGAACGCCTTGTTGAGGTCGTGCGCGACGAACCCCGCGCGCATCTCCCAGCGCGCACCGACCTTGTTCTGCTGCCACATGTTGTGCAGCGTGCCGCCGACATCGACCGTCGCCTGGTTGGAGAAGTCGACCGTCAGGTCCTGACGGATCGCCAGAACGGCCTGCGAGAAGTCGCCGACGATGCCGACGACCCGGCCGGCGGCCGCAGCGCCCGCAAACGTCTGCAGGTTCGTGGTGTAGCGCAGCGGCAGCCCGTAGATGTCGGTCGGGGCCGACCCGCTGTTGAACGGCTGAAACAGCGGGGATGCCGTCTCGACGGTCATGCGGGCGTTACGCAGGCTCGCCTTCGCGTCAAACGCCATGATCGCCCCGGTCGGGGAGTAGCCGTTGGCCTCGATCGTTGCCATCGCAGACGAAACGGCGATCGGGATCGCGTCGCCGCCCGTGCCGAGCTCCACCGTCTGCGTCGTCTCCGACAGCTCGGAGTTGAACGACCCGACGATCGTGCCGGCCGCGTTGCGACCCAGCGCGTTCGTGTCGACCCAGTCAGCGGCAGCGGCCCGGACGTCGTCGTTGATGAGCAGCGTCGGGTCCTGGACCGCGTCGTCGATCATCTCCTGCGTGTACATGACGATGCACGCACCCTTGACGATGTCGAGGGTGACCTGCGTGTACTCCGCGCCCGTGGCAGGCTTGGCAGCGGCCTCGGCGACGGTCGCGAACGTCGGGCGACCGGCGTACTCGGTGTACTTCTCACGCTTGCCGGTGACGCGCCGCAGACGCAGACCGGGCATCGAAGCGACAGCGGACTGGCGGTTGATGCCCTTCTGAAACAGGACACCGGCGTCGAGGTCCGGGACGAGGAAGCCGCCCGAGGCGTTCGTGCCCTCGAGAAGCGGGATTGCGTTAGCCATGATGGCTCTCCTGTCGTGCTTGTGTGGTTAGGGGAGCCGCTGGTAACGCCCGAATCACGCTCGGCGACAGCGAAGGCGGCTTTGCTGCTCTACGACTTGGATGCGAACTGCTTGAGCCCGTCGGCGAGCTTCTGCGCCTCGTTCTCGAGGTCAAACCCACCCGGCTTGACGGCCGTTGTCTGCCCGTTCTGCAGGACGCGGCCCGGCAGGACCGGGTCCTCGTTCTTGAGCAGATGCTTCTTCTGGCCGGCGAGGCGTTTGACGGCGCGCTCGGCGTCCTTCTCGTCCTCGATCGTGTCGAGGTCCACGAACGCGACCGCGTCAGCGGGGTCCGTGAAGTCTTTGGCGGCAGCAGTAACCCACCGCTCCTTCGTAGTGCGCGCGAGCCTGCTGTCCGCGTCAGCGGCCTTGGCCTCCGCGTCAGCGGCGCGCTTCTCCGCGCGCTCCATGTCCTTCTTCAGGCGCTCGAGCTCCGGAAGGCCAGCCGACTCGCGCTGTTCCATCTGCGCGCGCAGGTCGGCGATGTCCTTCGCCATCTGCGCGGCCTGCGCCTTCGCTTCCTTGGCCTGCTTGTTGACCTTCTCGAACCGCTCGTACGGGACCGACTTCTCGGTCTCAGTTTCGGCCGTCTCGGTAGTGACCTCGCCCTCGGGCGTGGTTGTGTCTTCCGACATGAGATCTCCTTACGCCCGATAACGCCCGGCGGCGGCGAGTGGTGATCTAGGCGACCGCGGGAGCGGCCGGTGGTGCAGTGACGCCGCTCATAGCTGCAAGCGGTGCCTGGTTGTTGACGTTCGCGGAAAGCTGGTTCGCCGGGTTCGCCGGATCGTTCGCCTTACCGTCAGGGGGAAGATTGAGGATGCGTCGTGCCTCGTTGCGCGTGATCAAGCCGGCCTCGACCTGCAGCTTCAGCGTGTTCGCGAGCTCGAGCGGCTCGCCCTTGATCTTGTCGGCGAAGTCGAACGCGAGGAACCGGTCAAGCCACGCCGGTTCCGGGTCGAGAAGCTGCGCCTGGAACGTCTGCTCGAACAGCGTCGTCCACGGCGGCACAACATCCCGGTACAGCGCCTTGTTGAGCTCGATGACGTTCGTCAGCGTCGCGTGCGACAGGTCGTTCATGAGCGGGCCGGCGAGGTCGTAGACCATCCCGACCTCCTCGCGGTTGAGCTTGCGCTGCTCGATCAGCTCCACCTCGACGGGACTCATCGACATGGCTTCCCACTTCGCGCCCGGAGCGACGATGCCCGTCTTGAACGCGTTATCACCCGAGTACAGCGACTGGATCGTGGCGCGCGTCAGCTCCATCTGCTCCTTGGAGGGATTCGATCCGGGCGGCAGCGTGAACACACCGCCCGGCCTCGCCCCGTTCTTGAAGCTCGCGGTCTGGTGTCGCTGCGCCGCATCCTCGAGACGGATCGTCACGCCGAGCTGCTGCAGCGGCGACGTCCCGATCTCCCCGGACGGCGAAGCCCACGCGAAATGCAGCGTGTCCTCGACGGCCAGGAACCGCTCCTGGCCCTCGAACTGCGTCGTCGACCACCACTCGATCCGCCCGCCCTGCGGCGCATACGCACTCATGAACGCCCAATCCAGCGGCCACAACCCGATCGGCGGGGCCTCCGGATCCGTGCCCCGCACCTTCGCCAGCAACCCATTGCCATGCACCAGGCACTGCTGCGCGACGTGGTGCAGAAGATGGACCTTCGACCAGCGCGGCAACGGCTTGCGAATCAGCGAGTCCAACGAGTCGTCGCGGACGAGCTCGCGGCCGTTGTCAGGCAGACGCCGGTACCCGTCGAACGGGAGCGTCGCGATCCGCCTGGAAAGCTTGTTGACCGCCGTAGCGATCACCGGCTGCGAGTTGTAGATCGCGGCGTACGACACCAGACGGCCGTCCGGATCGTTGTCGCTGGACCCGTCCGACCACATCGGCCGAAACCAACCCCCATTCGACGTCATGTTCGCGCCGGCAGGCCTCGTCGCGCGGAGCAAGCGACCGTCAGCCGTCTGAAGTGTGGTCATTGCTCACCCCGATCCTCTGCATGAAGTCCACATTCGAACGAGGCACCACCACCGACCCATCAAGAACCACCTGAGACTCAGGCTCCAACAACATCGCGTCCCTCAACACCAGGCAATCAGCGTGAACGGCGGCGAGAACGCCCTTCAGACTCGGCCCGCTGTCCTTCGTATGCACGATCACCGTCTCAAGCGTCAGGGACACGATCCACCCCGCGTCAGGCATCAACCGAACACTTCCAGGAGCGGACCGACGTACGAATCAGCCTCAGCCAGCGCCGTGCGATGGCCCATCAGCAGGCCTGTCAGAGCGTCGATCGGGTAACGGCCGCGCTTCTCGCCCTTCGCGTCATTCGGCCGGTCGAACTTCCACTTCTCGCCGCCCAGCGACCGCGAAACAGCGTTCAACGCATGCGACCGCAGCTTGCGATCGCCGTCATGCACGAGCCACCCGTTACGGATCGCCTCGTCCAGCTTCGCCGCAGCATCAGCCATCGGCGCGTTGTCCTGCGAATGCTCAATGAACACGATCGGCGGCGCCTCCTGACCCTCAAGGCGCGGCAAACCCTGCAGCTCGCGCGCATCATCATCCGTCTGCAACGGGTGCTGCCCCTTCTCAAGAAGCTGCGCCATCTGCTGACCACCCGCATTCGGATCGAACACGACCCCCCGAAAGTCCCTAAAGCTCGCCTGCAACCGCAACAGGCCAGCAGCCACATCGCCCTCATCGACCGGAGGCGAGATCACCTGCACGTCGCACACCACCCGACGCTCCGGCGATTCCCACACAAGCGCTCCCAGCGCTGTCGTGTCGATCTTCCACCCGAGATCCAGCCAGCCGAACGCCGGCGCATCACGATCAACCGCCAGATCGTCTTCGCGAAGTCCGTCCCACGCCGCCGAGTCGATCGCCGAACCGCCCGCCAGCGTCGCGATGTTGCATACGAACCGTCGCCAATGCTCGATCGTCATCGACGGGTCATCACGCTTGGCTCTCAGCGTCGCCGGCGTAATCCCGGAGAACGGATTCGCAGCCTTGACCGCCACCATGTCGTCAACATCCGCTTCAGGCGGAACCGCGAAGTCGTGAATGACCGTCTGCCCATTGACGGCCCGCGTATGGGCGCCCGTGACCGTCTTCTCCGTCGCAGTACGCAGGATGTGCGCCCGCGTGTCCTCGAACTCCGACCCCGGCTCGCCGGCCGTGGAGATAACGCCGAGCTTGCCGCCGCGCTTCTCCGCCTTGCCCTTCCACGTCCGGTAGAGCTTCATGTTGCGCAGGCGGTGCAGCTCGTCGATCAACGCGAGGTCGTAGAGCACGCCATCGCCGGTCGCATCATCAGCCGCCATCACCTGAATACGGCCGCCGCGACGCAGCGACTTGATCCGACGGTAGCCGTCGTACGGACGGAAACGC